TTTTTCTGGAAAATATCATCCGCCGGACGAACATAATGCCGGAGGCAACGTCCTTCACACTAAGCGTGTAGTCAGAGTGGCCTCTATATTGTGTGACTCCTATTCACTGTCAGAGGATGAAAGAGATATAATCATCGCAGCATGCTTGCTTCACGACATAACAAAGGGAATTTCTTCCGAGGATTTAAGCTCATTCAATTATGATCCAATGCATCCTTATACGGTTGGTAATTTTATATCCAAGTGTCAAGCGCATGATAAAGAATATGGCAACGATTCTCAGTCCACCAGTCTCTTTATCGCAGAAGATGTGGCGCAAACCATTTTGCGCCTGGTAAGATGTCACCTTGGTCCCTGGTCTCCAGTTCCAGAGACCTGCCCTATAACATATATGGACTATATAGTTCACATAGCAGACAACGTTGCAAGTAAAATTCACAATGTTATTGAAGATAGCGAGTTAATGAATGAGCAGTGGAGAAAGTCTTCGAAATAAACAAATGAGAATAGTTAATAGGATGTTTATTCTGTCGCACCTAGATGATATAATAAAAGAGTCCATTTACTATAGGTCACATTCTGGCAGTATTATAGAAGAAAAAATAGCCACGATTGACATTAATTGCGAAGAGGGTAAAGCTAAAATACTATGAGAATACCAGATGATGACTCTAAATATTTGTCTTCTTGGAAGTATGTAGAGATAGCCAAGTACGTGCCCTCCCTCTCTAAGGTAATACGCTCCAAGAATGGTGATAAGCCAATCCTAATAGAGGTCAATAATATTGAGTCTTTTAGAGTAGAGAATCAAAACACAGGACTATATACATCTGTGTGGTCTTACAATTCTCAAGACCTAGAAGAAGCAGTTAGACTAGGCTCTTTATATTTTGACATTGACAACAAGGACCAAGAGATATCCTACGTAGAGTGCGTAAAACTCTATGAGTACCTTTTGCAGTACATTCCGCAATCCGCAATAATAGTTTACTTTACGGGGAAAAAGGGATTTCACATTGAATGCGAAGCTGTCACTTTAGGTATAAGTCCTTCCAATAATCTTCCAAATATATTTAGATTCATTGCTACTTCCATAAAGGAAAAGCTTAGCCTTACCTCTTTAGACTTTAGCGTATATGATGCAAGAAGAATGTGGAGACTGCAAGGAAGTCGGCACCAAGATACTGGTCTCTACAAAAATATAATTCCACTTGAGGTATTAAATATGGGAATTGCTGACGTGCTAGAGTACTGCAAAGAGCAGTCAGAAAATATTATACAAGAACAATCGTTTAATGCTAGAGCAAACGAATGGTTTAGGGAGTTTACATATAACTTAGAAATAGATAAAGAAAGATCTAAAGATTTTATTGGATACTTTAATAGGCATGGGTCATCTGCCTTTAAGACGGTAGAGGAAAAGGAAAAAGACTTTACCCCAAAAAGATTATTAGAAAGCTGTTCCGCCATTAAGAGACTATGGCAACAGGCGATTGACAGTAAGTATCTAGAACATGAGGCTAGATTATTCCTATGCTCAATCCTGACATACAACCAGGAATCTATTGAATTTTTGCACGGCATACTAAGTAACTGTGACGACTACAATGTGGAGAAAACTAACAGCCACATTAATGATTGGGTCAAAAGAAGAAACTTAGGAATTGGTGGAAGACCCTATACTTGTGAAAGAGCAAACGCAGCCGGAGTAGGATGCGGCGAATGCTCTTTGGATAAAAGAAATAAATGGGTAAAAGTAGGAGATAAATTTATGGAAACTCAAGAGCAATCTGCGCCATCCCCAATCAGATTTGCCTACACAGCTCTCAGCAAGGGAGGTGAACGTGGAAGAGAACAATGAAGAAGACGAAGTTATCGGTGTTTGTTCTGAATGTAAATCAGATCAACCTGAGAAGTATATGTACAATAGTCCATTCGCTCAAGAGGGAAAGTCAGTGCCCTGTAAGTTTTGTGGTGGAGTAGTCATTATTACTTATCGTCACATAAGAAATAGAGCCTTAGATGGTTCGGATAAAAGTAGAGGAATCTAGTGAAAAATTGGACAAACTTACATAACCATACGGTTTACTCCATGTTGGATGGTCATGGTCGGATAGAGCAGTATTTAGATAGAGCGCAGTCCCTTGGGATGAAGGGACTAGCGACTACCGATCATGGCAACATCCATTCATGGTTAGATTTTTATGATGCTGGAGTAGCAACTGGGGTTAAGCCAATTCTAGGTTCTGAATTTTATCAAGCTAGAAAAACAAGATTCGATAAAGATCCAGAAGAAAGATCAGGCCCAGCTAAGAATGAGTGGGAGCAAAGAGGGCCTTATCACATAACCATTTTGGCTAAGAATAATGCCGGGTATAATAATATAATTAAAATGTCTTCTAGATCTTTTCTTGAAGGCTATTACGTTAAGCCAAGAGTCGATCATGATCTCATATCGGAACACTCTGATGGCATTATTGTTTTGTCTGGGTGCCTTAATGGAGAAGTATCTCAAGCTTTATTGAGAGATGATTTTAACTACGCACTAGCGTCGGCTAAAAAGATGCAAGATATTGTAGGAAAAGAAAATTACTTTATTGAGATTCAGGATCATGGTCTATCTGAGCAAAGAAAAGTATTTAATCAACTAATCGAAATCGCATCTATAATTGGCGCTAAGGTAGTTCCTAGTGGCGACTGCCACTATGTGCATCAGCATGACGCTAGGGCGCATGACATCATGCTATGCGTAGCCACTAACGCAAACGTTAACACTCCCAATAGATTCTCCTTTAGTGGCGATGAGTTTTATCTGCAATCCTATGACGACATGGAAAGAAGATTTAATTCGGAGTGGCTAAAAAATACCATGGACGTATGTGACATGGTAGATGTTAATCTTAATTTTGGAAATATTTATTTTCCTAACTTTCCTATTCCCACAAGTGAATCTTCTATAGATTATTTTGAGCGATTGGCGTGGAGCGGATTAAAAGAAAGATATGGCGACCCACTTCCGCAACACATCGTGGACAGAGCTCTCTATGAAATGAGAGTCGTAAAGGATATGGGCTTCCCAGAATATTTCTTGGTTGTTTCTGATTTAGTAAATTGGGCTAAAGATAATAACATTAGAGTCGGATGGGGTAGAGGGTCGGCTGCTGGAAGTATCCTGTCATACGCATTTAAAATTACTAATCTTGATCCTATTAAATTTGGTTTAATGTTTGAACGATTTTTGGTTGAGGGAAGAAAGTCCATGCCCGACATCGACCTCGACTTTGATGATAGACATCGAGATGAGGTCATCGACTATGCTAGATCAAAATATGGATCTGACCACGTTGCGCACATCTGCACATTCAATAGAAGCGGTGCCAGACAGTCAATCAGAGACGCTGCAAGAGCTCTAGGGCATGATTTCAATACTGGTGACTCAGTTGCAAAGTTAGTTCCACCTCCTATTCTTGGTGTGTCTAAGAGCCTATCTGAATGTATGGACGTTGAAGATTTCAATCAACTTTACAATAAGGATTCAACAGCTAAAAATATTATTGACGCAGCTTTTGGATTAGAGGGACTGGTTAGACAAACTGGCATTCATGCTGCTGGAATTGTTATTTCTCGTGAAGCTCTCACTGAGTATCTTCCAGTAATGAAAAAGGGTGTGGACAATCCGTTAGTCACCCAATGGGATATGGGAAGAGTTGAGCAATGTGGACTTCTGAAAATTGACTTCCTTGGACTTAGAAATCTTGGTGTTATTGACTCATGTGTTAAGTTAGTTCTTAAGCATAGGGGTATAGATATAGACATAGATCTGATTCCCTTAGACGACAGTAGGACTTACGATGAGCTCTGCAAGGGCAACTGCGCAGGAGTGTTCCAGCTTGAATCATCTGGGATGAGACAGCTGATGATGCAGTTACAGCCGCGCAATGTGGAAGACATCATGGCCCTGATATCCCTATATAGACCTGGTCCAATGGGTTCAGGAATGGACAAGGAGTATATCGATAGAAAACACGGTCGTAGTAAAGTTAAATACGAGCATGAAAAACTAGAAAAGGTTCTAGCGCCCTCGCTCGGTATCATGCTGTACCAAGAGGATGTATTGGGAGTGGCAAGAGAACTAGCTGGATTTACTTCAGCTGAAGCTGACGATCTTAGAAAAGTTATCGGTAAAAAGCTAATGGATAAAATTGCGAGCATACGCTCAAAATTCGTAGAAGGCTGCCAAAAAACATCTGGACTAAGTGAATCTTTATCTAATAAAATATTCTCAGATATTGAATACTTCGGAGGATACGGATTTAACAGAGCACACGCAGCTAGCTACGCTATGATTAGCTATGTTACAGCCTATCTAAAGAGTAACTATACAGTTGAATATATGGCAGCACTAATGTCCTCAGTCGTTGGTAATAAAGAAAAGCAATCCTTTTACCTAGCAGACTGTAGAAAATTAGGAATAAATGTACTTCCTCCATCAGTTAATTATTCTGGAATTGACTTTGAAGTTGATGGAGATAGCGCAATTGTTTTTGGCTTGTCTGCAATAAACGGAATAGGTGTTTCCATTGCAGATGCAATAGTTAATGCTCGAGATTTAAGTCTTCCATATACTAGCATATATGATTTTTTTAGAAGATGTGATCCTTCAACGCTTAAGAAAACAACACTAGAACATCTCGCAAGTGCTGGAGCCTTTGATGAGTTATTTGACTATAGGGACGATCTAGAAATTAACAGAATACAAGAAATAGAACTTCTAGAAAAAGAAAAAGAAGAACTTGGGATGTACGTAACGGATCACCCGGTTAACGGCATATGGGATATATTGTCTAAGAAAATAGATTACGAAATTATTGATTTAGTTGAAGTTGGAAATGGTACTCCAGTAAGAGTTGGGGGAATTATAACAGACGTAAAAACTATAATTACAAAAAAGGGAACTAAGATGTATAAGGTCTTACTGGAAGATATATCTTCAGATATAGAAATTGTCATATTCCCTAACTCCGCCAAACAGCTGGGTGAAGAACCATTTTCTAAGGGAGACATATTTATTATGTCAGGATCCGTGAATAAGGAAAGTGACGAAGAGGGTTCTATCGTAAGATTATTTTATAATAATTCAGAGAAAATAGATTCACATATATTTTCTAGTGGAAAAGCTTTAGTATTTGATATAGATAAAAGTATCTCGCCCTTAACTATCCAAAAAATATATGATATAATTGAATCGTCAAAAGGTGATAAGCCTGTCTATTTACAAATAGAAGACGGTGTACATAAGTTTATTTATAACTTTAAAAATAATACATCCGAAAAAGTTAAAAGTATTATAGAAGAAATTATTAGAATGGAGAAACAAAATGTCTAACGTAAACCCGTCAGTGAACCCAACTGAAAAATGGTGTTGGGTTTTTTGTCCGTCCTGCAATAGGTGTCAGGACAAAGGGCGATATACAAAATGCAATGGATGCAGTGGGCGCTATGATCCTCAGCTAAAGGTCAGTCCTGACAATGATGATTTTTGCGACTGTAAAAATGGAGTACTCAGATGGAAGACTCAACAGGGTCGTTTAATAACTACTAAGTTTAAGACAAATCCATTCAAAGGCCAAGTTAAATATGAAAGAATAACAGAAGATGAACGAGACTGGGATTCTTATGTTAAAGATACAAGAGAAAAATTAGACAATCCAAATTGGAATCCAATAGGTATTTACGAGGAGTAAAAATGCTACAAAATTTTCCTGCAACGGTCGAAAAAGGCAATATTAAATTAACCGAGTATGCTGATTCAACATATAACTATGAAGATAAGTTATTCCTGCAATGCACCTGTGTTGGTTTTTACTTAACACAGAAGGAACTCAAAGACCTGTACACGGTAGTCAGCTACTATTTAAATGCAGAAGATCTAACCGAGGTCAAGGTATCCATAGGCGGTGAGCATGTGGCCCTATGAAGAAGATGATCATATGGAACTGGGCGAGACTGGTTGGGTAGCAATCGGGCAAGGCGCTTATTTGAATAGGCACAACAGTCACACTATGGACGAACTCGGAAGAGAATTTGATGAAAATGGTCGATTAATATATGACCCAAACGAAGAGAAGTAGGAATATTCTTGAGTTCTATATTAATTAAAAGTTATGACAGTTTAAATGATTTGCAAAAATTGGGAGTAGTTGACTTTTCTTATTCGAGAATAGACACCTATACACAATGCGCAGCTAAGTATTTCTATTCCTATATCCTTAAGGAGCCTAGACAATTTAATCCACCAGCTGTACTTGGTAATATAGTCCACTCTGTTTTGGAGAATATCTTAGATAACGAAAAAACATTAGATATAACAGATCTTAGAAATGAATATGAAAAGAATATTCCCATTTGGGATCCTGACAATTTAATTTCTTCAGAGCTATTATCAGTGGGATCAGTAATCATAGATGAATTTTACGACCAGCATGTTGATAAGAAGTTAAATATCTATGAAAAAGAAATGAGCTTTAATTTTATTATTGGAATATATAGAATCATAGGCTTTATAGATAGAGTCGATCTTATCGGAGATAGAGTTCACATCACAGACTATAAGACTGGTAAGTGGGAAGCTACTCAAAAGGACATCCATAATAATCTTCAGTTGGGTATATATGCACTGGCAATGCATAACATCTTTCCCGAAAAGGAAGTGTATGCAGAGCTATATTACTTAAGATCCGGAAAGAAAAAGGGTCATCTATTTTCTTTAGATGATATAGAGAATGTAAAAGTTAGAATATTAAAAGCCATTAATGGCATAATCACAGACACCAACTTCTTGCCAACTGCCAACACAAGAATATGTAGCTATTGCGATCACGCAAAGAGCGAAGCTTGTGGAACTGGTGTGTTTAGAAATAAAAAGAATAACTTTAGATAAAAGAAAAGGGGCCGATTTCTCGGCCCCAAATCTTTTCTATTTTAGATACTGATCAGAAGTCAGTAACTGGATTTTCTTCAGCTGACAACCAAAGGTTGAAATCTTCGAATTCAGTAACCATCTTGACTGCGGTTCCATGATTGAATCCCAAAGTTGAGGTTAAGTCTTCAATGATTTCTTCATTGATGTTCTGATTGATACTGTTGATGATTGTTGTTAGTGTGTTCATGATAGTCAGTATATCTCTTCCTGTTTGTATTTGCAACACAAAGCGCAAATATTTTGCTTTTTTTATTTTTATGGTGTATAATTTATATCACCACATGTTTACCCTATAAAGGATATCGAATGAACATAGAAGTTGTCAAGCCGGAAGACTTTTTTTTGGAAAAATCTTCCTTCAAGAAGCATCCCAATCTTAATAATATTAGAAATAAATCAATCAATTCTGAGGTCATAGAAAATGATGGAGTTATTGCTCGCAAGAAGGGCAATGCCTATCAGTACACAAGGACCGGATACAGGAAAGATATTGAGCTAAATGTCAGGTCTAGCTGGGAAGCTAACTTTGTTAGAGTTTTAAATATTTACAAAATAGATTTTAAGTTTGAGCCAACTGTATTCCCATTCCCAATTAAAAGAGGAACCCGAGCCTATACTCCTGATTTCTTTTTGACAAGAAATAATGAGTGGATAGAGATCAAAGGGTATCTTGATGATAAAAGTAAAATAAAACTAAAAAGATTTAAAAGATATTATCCTGACGAATTTGCAAATTTGACATGTGTAATAAGTAAATATTCAAACGAAGCTAAAAATTTCATGGCAGAAATAGAAGTTTCTAAAATAGTTTTCTACGAAGACATAAGAGATTATTATAGCCAATATATTATAAATTGGGAAGGAAAAAAATGACGAGCTACAAAGAACAGTACTACTCCTTGGCGGAGCAGGAAATGCAAGACCTAATATCCAGCACGAAA